TTGAGGAATTATCGGCATACGCAGCGTATATCACCGGGTGACCATCGATGGAGGTGTCAGCAGTCATGCTCATTATTGCTGCCATCTGACCTAAGAACGTCACTGTGCGACCTGGATTACCTAGAGTTGAATGAAGGAAGGTTACGGATACATTCTGACCGCCAGTCAAAGAATTATACGCAATATATAAATAGTCACCTACAACTATCCCGTCGTATGACACTCCGGAATTTGAGGAATAAGACGAAGCGATATCAACTGGAGTAGTTACGATAGTAGGGTTACTTATGCTTATGGCTATGTATTGTAGATGGCTTGTAGCAGTGATTACGTTTGTAAATAAGATAATGAAGTAGTTAGCTAGAAGGAATACTCTAGGACTTCCCGTAACGGTACCACCGCTTGCAGCTGGGATTAGAGTAGGTTCTACGATGTTTTGACCTGTCACTGCGTCTGCCACGACATAGTAATAGCTCGGCGTACCTGCATTAGTCGTGGTGTACACCGTGCAGACTAGGCCATTAGGCGATACGACGGCATCCGCTTGGGTTTGATTTAGGTTGGATCTAATCAAAGGCAGTGTGTCTAAGGTCAGGGGTTGGAAGTTGCCTTTAGTTACCCACTGCGATGTAGGTTCAGAGTATGCTTGCAGTGTATCGCCTACCGCTGTTAGGTTGCTTTGGAATGTGGTGAGGTAGGTGGAACTAGAGTCAGAGAGTGTAGTGAGCGGTCCAAACCCATTGCGCTTAGTCAACCGTCCTATCTTATCGAAGATGGAATTTTGTAAGGTCAAGAATTTCCCTGGAGGGACACGAAAGGGGTCAGTCTTTGTGTCCAGACCTTGAGTGAAACTAAGATCTAAGGTTTGTTTAGCTAGTGCCATTATTTACCTACTGCAATGAAGGTAAATGCAGAACTAACTAAGATAGCAGCGCCAGCATTAAGTATTGTGACAGAAAACCCCGACGAACTGGTGGATGTTATGTTTACAATATAGTTTTCATTTGAGGTTACCGGCGTCGCCACAACGCTTGCTAAGGTTGTGAAAGCTGGACTAAATGTAACGCTGTACATCCCTGTGCTAGGATTGGATGAATTGAAACCAAACCCTGTGGCACTATTGTTGTTAGAACCATCTGCATTTACAGTTCCAGCTATAATCAAAGGATTAGCGCCTATATTGTGTGTAGCAGTCATTGCTGACTTACCACCAATCTCAACGTTTGTTCCAGGAATGTTGGCATTACTTGAGGTTCCCAAAACTAAATTAGCAACAGACGACGATGTAATATAACTTATGAAATCATTGACAACCGAGGATGAATTAACTTCTGAAACGATAAGATTCGCTTGACTACTTGTAATAGTGTTAAATGTATTTAGTATAGAATTAGAACCTGGAGACGTCATCGCCTCGCCGATGATATTGGCCTGAGTTGATGTAATGCCATTGAATGTGTTTAAAATGGAGTTGGCACCGGCTACGCCCATTTGCACGCCGATGTCATTGGCACCAGGTGTAGTTATGTTTTGTGCTATGTCGTTGGCACCGGTAGTGGTTATGATTGCTGCAAGCGCGTTAGCTCCGGCAGCATCTACAGACGAAACGATGATGTCTGCCTGGAATGCAGTTATCCCAGTAAATGTGTTCATGATGAAATTAGCGCCTTGATAGTTCATACCATAGGCTACTTGATCATAAGTGATGCTAGCCAAATTACCGCTAGTGTCTAAAGTTACGACATTGGTCTGAGCAGGCAGTGCTGGAAGTACGATAGAATAATTCGAACCTAACGACAAAGGCGGAGATAGGGTTATGCCGTATGAACTTACTGTCGTATCTCTAAGAATTATGGATGCAGCGTCTAGATTAGCGGCAGTCGAGGTAGCCGATTGGAACACGTATGTACTGCCTGAGTAGAACACCGAGGCAGTTCCTGAGGGCAGACCGCCGATGCTTCCAGCAGTACCTACGATGCTACCACCTTGAGTCAACCGAATTACATTACCCGACCCATCGATATAATATAGATCGACGCCTAAGCAATACAAGCTGGCATTTAAGCTTGGAGCACCAGATTGAGCTTCCAAATTCACTGCGCCTACATTGGTGAGGTAGTTGTCTTGGATGTTTAGGTTTGAGTTGATATTGAGTCCGGAGGGTGTAATCTGAACACCAGATCCAGGGGAATGATTGTGGGCATCTAAGATTGTTAAGTCACCATTGATGTCGTTTGCATACTGAGGTCCTTGTTCTACACCGGTGGTGGGGACGACTAAGGACATATTTGGGGTTGTTGTATTAGTTGCCATTAGAACACCGCCAATGAGATTATGCAAGCGCCGCTTGCAGTAAGAGTTAAAGTTAAGGGATTGAATGCTGCGCTTCTATACACCATCACAGGCGCGTTTAAATCGGTTATAAACCATCCTATTGGAGTTGTACCCAGCTTATGGTTGATCACGTTTGTGCCCGTCTTAAGGGCAACATTCGCTAATAGAGTGGGATTAGTGATAGGATTACCCAACACTGGGTTTAATTGACTGCTCCAGCTCGATTGCATCAACATGAGATTGGTGTTTGGGTCTTTAAACGTTGGTAGTGACATTATCCAGGTCTCTTTTAGGTCTCTTTGTTATTTCGATGATCTGACTAAGTCTGGCATTTTTGTCGCCATCTCTATACCCAAGCATGTACATAGTTTTGAGACTTACGTACAAGAACATCAATCCGAAATATGCGAGTAAGAGAGGTAAAAACATTATTTGTCTATCTCCTTACACATAAATCGCAACTCAACTATAATAATTGCAAGCATTACAATGAATGCTATCCATTTAGTAACCACCGATTGGTCCCGATCCGCCGTAGCCGTCACTGTTGGTTCCCCACATCCCGTTCTGTCTGACATCGCTAATTCTATCTGGCTGCCCTGTGTCACGATTGACTGCTGTTTCTTCAATGCGCTTGGTCAGGAACTGGATCTCTTGATCTAGCTTTGTGGTATCTGATTCTTCTTTGTCTAAGGCATACTTTGCAGCGCGGATGATGATGTATTGGTTCCATCCTGAGATACCGGTTGTGGTGAGGTCTGTATCTTGCAACAACTGGAGCAATCTCGGGATATACCAGATGCGCATATTCTGTCCAGCTGAAGGGGTGGGGATGAGTTCAATGTTGTTGCCTAACATTCTGTATTGTAAATTAAAGACCCCATAGATAGTAGATGCGGTATTCGGGTAAACAAACCTGTTTCGATCGATGAAATTAAACTTGTTTATAGTCACCCACGCATTATTAGCGCTATTAAGGCCTAAGTCCATACCCTTCATCTTGTAGAAGGGTGGAGCGATATAACCTGGTTGCCCAGTAATTCCATTGATCCACGAGATGTTACCATCCGGTAGTGGATATAGATAAGACTGATTTGGATTAGCGCCCTGACTTTGGAACTGAGCAGGCGTTGCAACGAAGTACTCTTCATCGACTGTTATCAGTAGATCATATAGTTCAAACATTGCTTGGTTGATGAACGTGTTCCATTCCGGTACCGTGACGAAATTTGAGTTCACTCGGTCTGCACGCTGCTGCGCCATGAGTCTTAACTGACCCAAGGACATCTCTGCGGTAGGAGTGGGAATCACCGATTGCGGAGTGGTGTAGATACCAGTTCCCGAGACGTTCACTGAGGCTACTTGGTAGAAGTACTGTATCCCAACGGTTACAGCTGTATCGAGATAGCTGTTTGTCGTTGGAGCCGCGTAGTTGGTGTAATTGACGCCGTCTGTACTGCGCTGCACCTGATAACTTGTAGCACCAGCGATAAGGTCCCAACTCAAGTATACTTGTCTATTTCCTTGCTGGACGTAGAAATTTGTTGGTGTAGATGGAGCTGCCATTTAAAAACCCTTTAAACCTATGCCGGGGAGTATGCTTTTTCGAACTTCTCACCCGGCACCTTGTGATTACCCTAAAACTTATTCACCAGCTACTAGAATGGAGCTGTTGCTCAAAAGCATTGCAAGGCTGATCACAGATCCATTGGCAGGTGCAGTCAATGCGCCTTCAAACCTACATTCGAAGATCAATTGACCTCCGAAGCCTTGGTTTGCGGCAGGGAGTGGAGCAAGGGATTGATTTGCATCTCCAACTGCTTCGATTGAGTCAATTCCTGACCCTGCTGTTGCTGGAGGTGCTGCTGTTGCACCGCCGCCGATTGTTCCGCCGGTTGCGATGAAAGATGTTCCAAGAGCGGGAAGTCCATTTGGTCCTGCTGCTACGACACCAGCTGGTACCCCTGCTGCAACCCATTGAGCAGCTGTTGCTGTTCCAAGGGAGGTTACAGCGTAGGCTAGTCCTGCGGTTGTGGAGGTAACTGAAGATCCGAGCGGGGATACGATCGAGTTGAAGCCAGAAAGTACTCGATTTAGGTTATCTTGGAGCTGAACTACGATAATACCTGCAGCTGGATTTGGATTGGTTACCAAAAGACCAGGCGTTGCTGGATTTGAGTTACCAAGTCCTGGAGTAGCACTGGTGTTCATGAATACGTTCTGGATGTAAGGTCCTTTAAGTGACCGAATTCCAAGACCATTTCCGTTTGTACTGTCAACGATAAAGTTGCAGTCTAAGAGTGCAGGCATTACATGCCCGGTGTATATGCGAGAGTTTGCAAAATTGCGATTCATTGTTATATCCTCAAAAACCTAGTAATAACGGTAGCATAAAGCGCCGTCTCACCGCTAGTAGCTAGGTCTACCTATCGGGAAGAGACTTGAGGATATCTCAAGGCATCTATAGATGTCTATTTGTTTTACTTGTTCCATTTGGGTTCCAATTGTATACTCTAATTCTATTCATAATACTCCGAAATCAGGTCAAGCTTACTAATCCAAGTAAACTCACCATCAATTATAATGGCGAGAGTTTCTTGAGGCGCATGTCTGACATCGTGTCCTGCCTGGATAAGGTTTAGGATTGTTTTCATTTTAAGAGTAGGCTTGTCACAACCATTCATGATGACGTTAGCTGTGAAGCTAAGACCTGCTTTTTCGAGTGCCTGCATCGCTTGAATTTTAGTCATACTATTATCTCCGTTTGTGAGCTGCTTGATTGTAGCTCTTATATAAATCATCTCATTCTTTAAAAACTAGGTCAATTGTGTCTAATTAGACTATTGTATACTCATATTTATCTCTCATTTTACACCTTTCTTTGCTTCATCTTCGGCATATCCACATATTTTACAATACCCTTCATGTATCCAATGTAGATGCTTATTGATAACGTCTTTTCATATCTTCGTGTGTCAAACCTAATGAGTTTTTCATTTGATCCCCGCATTCTTTAAGATAAAATGTACAGTTTTTCCATTTACAAATTTATGCCTTGGCACTGCAACTGAGATAACACCATTCGAATAGATGATGTGTCCACTTTGCCTTGCTAAGTAAAACCCGTGATCTTCTAACTCTCTGATTAAGTCTTTGAATTTCATAAACCGTCCTCCTAAATTCAGTATCTCAGAGGTTGATTTAAAAGAAAAGATGTGTCAAAAAAATATATTGTGGTGGCACGTGTACCCACTTCTCGCGTACGGCAGCATACACTGGGGTCATTTCAACCCTACCTTAAGAGCTCACTCTGTGCACTGGTGTCTCGCCACCACAATATATTTAATTTGCATCCGGATGCGCGAATCCAGTCGATGCAATTGTATGCAGCGGCGTGGGAAGATTATCAAGAGGAGGAACAGCAGAGGGCAAACCCAACAATTGGGTTCTATATTAGTAATCTTAAATTCTAAGGAGTGTGTATGGAGAATACAAAAGTTGAAGATATAAGCAGAGCATTAACAGATGAAGAATTAGAATCTGTTAAATTAGTTATGGCTACAGCTGATATTTGCCCTCATGGTACGTCTAGTAGTCTGTGTGAGTGGTGTGGATATAAGACACAAGTAAG